ATGCTCCTCAATATCCAGTTTGAGCCGTTCCGGGCCTTTGAGCAGGCTATCGGCGGCGGCGGCGGGCAAACGACCTCCTCCGGCGGCGGTACGACTACCTCCTCCGGCGGCGGCTCGACGACTTCCTCCGGCGGTGGCTCGACGACCTCCTCCGGCGGCGGGCAGACCTCGAGCGGAACGGCTCTCGAGAGCTCGAATATCCTCCCGAACGAGACGAACGGACAGGCGGTACATAATCACGGCCTATCGAGCGGGGCGAAACTCGCTATCGTAGACTCGTCGCTGAAAATCGTAGGATACGAGAGCTTTGTGTGGTCGGGGGCGCACGTCCACCCGGCCCATACGCACAGGATTTCCGACCATACGCACCGGGTAGACTCGCACACGCACCGCGTGAGCGCCCACACCCACACCGTACCGGCACACACGCACACGGTACAAAATCACACCCACGCGATACAGTTCGGCATATACGAGGGGCAACGGGCCTCCCGTGCGACTATCCGGGTCGACGGGAACGTCCTCCCGGCTCAAAGCGGCTACGACAATATCGACATAGTAGCGTATCTCTCCAAGGACGACGCGGGGAAGATACAGCGCGGGACGTGGCACACGATAGAGGTACTCCCGGACACTATGAGCCGTATCGTCGGGGCCGTGTTCTCGCAGACGTTCTGTAATTCTCGCGGCGGCGGGGACTATTAACAGGGAGGTTAGAGAATGGCACAGCTAAAGACCATGTACCCGGCGCAGGCTAACACGCCGGAGACCACGCTCGCCGGGTCGCTGACGACCACGGGGACGAGCGTTACCGTCCTCGACGGCTCCGTCTTGCCGGACGCGCCGAACTATCTCACTATCGGCGCGGACTCCGCCACGGCGGAGACGGTGCTCATGACGGAAAAGGACGGGAACGACCTCACTATCACGCGGGGCCAGAACGGGACAGCGGCCCGCGCGTGGGGAAAGGGCGATATTATCGGTCGATACTTCACGGCGGCAGACCATGACGCGCTCCGGGAGAATATCGAGACCCTCAACACGGAAAAGCCGGATAGGGTCGCGAGTCCCGTCAACGGGAACTTTGTCGCGTTCGACGGCACGACCGGCGCACAGAAAGACAGTGGAAAGAAAGCGGCGGATTTCGCCGCCGCAAACCATACCCACGACGGCAAGGCCGACAAGGTGCAGGGCGCGACCGCCGGGAACTTTGCAGGGCTCGACGAGAGCGGCAACCTCACGGACAGCGGGAAAAAGCCGGGAGACTTTGCCGCCGCAAATCACACCCACGACGGCAAGGCCGACAAGGTGCAGGGCGCGACCGCCGGAAACCTCGCAGGGCTCGACGGGAACGGCAACCTCACGGACAGCGGAAAGAAAGCCTCCGACTTTGCCGCCGCGACGCACTCTCACACGGGATACGCCGAGGTCAAGATTTTTACGGACGTATCCGTACCGGCCTCCGCGTGGGGGAACGACTCCACATACGGGGCCTATCCATTCGCGGCGACCATCACGGCGGCGGGCGTGACGGCGGCGCACGTTCCCGAGGTCAACTACGGCGCGACGGAGGCCGCAAGCGGGGATTTCGCCCCGGTCGCTACCTCCGGGAGCGGGACGGTGAAAATCTACGCGGCGGTCAAGCCGACGGCGGATATCACTATCCCCTCGATTATTTGCATAAAGGCGGTGTAAAAAATGGCGATTGGACGAACGAACGCGGTCGGCAAGGCGGGGACACAGTTCTCCCTTGTCGTGACCGTCGAGACCGGCTCCCTCGTGACCGCGACAAAGGGCGCGCGGAGCGTGAGCGGGACGGCGGTAAATGGCTCTTGCGTGCTGACGCTCCCGGAGGCCGGGACGTGGACAGTTACCGCGACCCGGAGCGGGCAGACCTCGGACACAAAGACCGTGAGCGTGGTCGACAGCTACGCGGTAACGCTCACGTTCTTCTCGGCGACGATTACCGTTACCGCGCCCTCCGGCGCGACCGTGACGCTCAAAAAGGGCGGCTCCACGGTGGACAGCAAGACGAGTACCGGCACGGCGGTATTTACCGTCTACGAGACCGGCGAGTACACCGTCGAGGCCACGCAGGGCGGGCAGAGCACGAGCGGCACGGTAAACGTCGTCTCCTCGACGACCTCCTATGCGATTACCCTCTCTTTCGTGAGCGACACGCTCAACGAAAATAGTTGGGACACCATTTCCGAGGTCTCCGACGCGGGAGAGGGCGCGAACTATTGGGCCATCGGCGACCGAAAGCAAGTCACCCTCAACGGCACAGTGGGGAGCCTCTCACTCTCGAATTTCTCGACCTACGCTTTTATTATTGGGTTCAATCACAACTCCGGGCGAGAGGGTTCGGGCCGTATCCACTTCCAGCTTGCAAAGACGGCCCTCTCCGGCGGTACGGACGTATGCCTCACCGACGGGCAGTACCTCAATACTGGCTCCTCGGCGGCGTTCCGCATGAATACGAGCAACACCAACTCCGGCGGGTGGGAGGACTCGTACATGAGGAATAATATTTGTGGTACGAGCAAGTCGACGACCTCGGGCCGCATCATGGGAGCTATACCCGCCGAACTCCGTAACGCGCTCAAGAGCGTTACAAAGTACACGAATAATAACGGGAGTAGCTCGGCCTCGAGCGCCGTCACCGCGACCACAGATTACTTTTTCCTCCTCTCGGAGTACGAGGTATTCGGGAATATCACATACTCGAACAGCTACGAGGCAAATTATCAACAGCAATACGCCTACTACTCCGCCGGAAACAGCAAGGTCAAATACCGGCACAACAGCACAGGGAGCGCCGCTTATTGGTGGCTCCGTTCCCCGTATGCGGGCTACTCCGACAGTTTCGTGCTTGTGTACGCCGGCGGCACAGTCAACTCCTACATCGCGTACGCTTCGCTCGGGTTCGCGCCGGGCTTTTGCGTATAATTAGGGCTTTCGGAATTGCGCCCTCAATGGACGCAATTCTCCGGCCAGACACAGGAAAGGGGCGAAAGAATGAGCGTGCCGAAATCACGGCGGGGCGAGAGCCCCGCGCAGTATATCGACCTCGCCCGCGAGATATATGTCTTTACCTATAACCGCGTGCGGCTTTTGCCGAAAGCCTATACGTTCTATTTCTCCTTGCCGCTATACAACGCGGCGCGGACGGCCTACCGGCTCGTCAAGACGGCAAACCTCATTTACATAGACCCGAAACAAGAGGGCCCGGTCGTGGAGCGCAATAAACAGCGCCGCCGGGAGCTCTACGAGAACGCGCAGGGCTATTATAACAATATGCTCGACGTGCTCGACCTCGCGTTTATGACCGTCAATCACGAGAAGATACCGCCGTCCGTTCTGAAACAGTGGGTCGGTATGATTACCGACGAAATCTCTCAAATTTCCAAAATCAAGCGGAGCGACAAAGGCCGATAGGCCGGAGCCGCCCCGTTTCGATTTAGGCCGTATCCCGCCTCGCCGCTAATTGGTGGCTCCGTTCCCCGAATGCGGGCAACTCCAACAATTTCGTGAATGTGAACACCGACGGCACAGTCAACAACAACAACGCGAACAATTCGCTCGGGTTCGCGCCGGGATTTCGCATAAGCCAGACCGATTAACTCCTTGAGAGCTAAAGCCGTGCGTATGCAAAAGGGGGATACGACCTCTCCGACCGCCCGCAAGGGCGCGACGACAAACTGATAGCTCGACACGGAGGGCCGGACGCTCCTTGCATGGCGGCGGCGTGCGCGTTTGCCGCCGTTTCATGGCCTCACCGTTACGCAATTTAGACAACGCGCCGAGAAAGAATTGTGCGAGGTATTTTTATTTTGTTATGAACAGTGCAGAAAGACACGAGGCAAGATACCAACGGCGGCGGGCCGCGCGGCTCGAGAAAAGGGCGAGGGACACAAAGGAGCTCGGAGATTTCGAGTCGGTTTTCTCGTTCGAGCACCTATACGCGGCCTACCGCGCGTCGGTAAAGGGTGTCGGGTGGAAAGCGAGCACGCAGAGATACAAGGCGAGCGCCCTCGCGAACATCGACAAGACACACAACGCACTATTGAACGGGACGTTCAAGTCGAAAGGCTTTTACGAGTTCGATATTATCGAGCGCGGAAAGCCTCGGCATATTCGGAGCGTCCACATAAGCGAGCGCGTCGTCCAGCGGTGCCTATGCGATTACTCCCTTGTCCCTATGCTCTCCCGGTCGTTCATCTACGACAACGGGGCCAGCTTGCAGGGCAAGGGATACGATTTCGCCGTCCGCCGGGTGACGCGGTTCCTCGCGAAACACTATCGACAGCACGGGCGGGAGGGCTACGCGCTGGTATTTGATTTCTCGAAATACTTTGATACCGCGCAACACGCGCCGGTATTTAGGGCTATCGAGAAAAGCGGTATCGACGACCGGCTCGTCGCCCTCTCCGAGTATTTTATAAAATGCTTTGGGGACGAGGGCCTCGGGCTCGGGAGTCAAGTCTCGCAAATCGCCGCTATCGCCCTCCCGAACAAAATCGACCATTATATCAAGGACGTTTTGCGGATGAAGTTCTACGAGCGGTATATGGACGACGGGCTCATTATCAGCCGGTCGAAAGAAAAGCTCCGGGAGTGCCTCGAGGCTCTCCGGCGGCTTTGTGCCGAACACGGGATAAAGCTCAACGAGAAAAAGACGCAGATTATCAAGCTCACGCGGGGCTTTACGTTCCTAAAGGTGCGGTTCCGATACGGAAAGACGGGAGCGGTCGTCCGGCGTGCCAGCTATAAGAGCGTCCGGCAAATGCGGAAAAAGTTAAAGATTTTCCGGCGTTGGGTGGACTCCGGGCGCATGGAGCCGGAGGACGTTCGCGCGTCGCTCACATCATGGAGCGGGTATATGAGGAGATTTCACTCCTATTTCGCCGTTCAATCAGTCATGCAGAAATACCGCGAGCTTTTCGCGGCATAGGAGGGGTCAAGTATGGAATACGTCGTTTATAAGCGGTTCAAGGAAAAGGGTATCGACGGGCGGTTTAACCTCCCGTTTGGTACAGTATGCGAGGAGCGGGGCGGCTACCTTTTCGCCCCGGACGGTCGCCGCATTTGCGCCGTGAAATCCGAAAACGGGTGGTGCCATTTCCGACCGAACACGGAGGAGGGCCGGAGGCGGCTCGTCATGCTTGAGCGGCTCTATCGCTACTATGCGCCCGGCGGGAAGAAAGCGCCGGAGGGCAACGCCGCCGAGGATTTCGACCCGGACAAATGGCCGGGAGCGGAAAATACATACTGGAAAAGCCTACTCCGCACCATGCCGACGGACAAGCTCGAGGCGTTCTATCGGGCCCGGCTCGGAGAGCCGGAGTATTGAGGAGGTATCACCATGTATAAAGTCACGGTCGACGGAGTTTTCGCCGGATACTCCGATACGGCGGTTTTCGTCCGGCTCCACGAGAACGGGTGCTATATCCCTTGTGAGGAGACGGAGGCCGAGGGCGTATGCGTAAAGCTCCCCTACGAGTTCCAAGACGACGAGGGGAACACGGTACGCACGGTCGAGGATATTGTTTTCTCACTCACGGAGGGCGGCTTATCCGGCATTGAACAGGTGGCGGAGCTCGAACACGCGAGCGGGCCGCTCATGCTCTCGGAGGCCGAGGCCGTCGTCGATATTCTGTTAGGAGGTAGCGGAGAATGATTACACGGGAAAGAGCTCGGGAGCTCCGGGCCGTTATCGAGGGTGCGGTATCGACCTATGACATGGAGGACAGCGAGGCGCTAAAGGTCGTCGAGATTTTCCCGACATGGGAGACGCTCCTCGCCGCAGGGAACGCGCTCGCGGAAAACACCATCTTGAACGACGGCGGTATCCTTTACAGGGTGGTACAGCCGGGCGGGGTCGTCCCGCAGGAACACCAACCGCCACACGGAGAGGGTATGCTCGCCGTGTACCGGCCTATCGACCAGACCCACGCCGGGACGGTCGACGACCCTATCCCGTTCGTGTACGGCATGGACACCGAAAAGGACAAGTATTACAGCTATGAGGGGAAAACGTACCTTTGTAACCTCGCTATGGCTCCGTGCGTATGGGCCCCGGATACGCCGGGCTTGTGGCAGTGGACGCTTATCGAATGAGGGCGGCGATATACACGGTCTCAAAGGGCGGGAAAGAAATCGCTCGCCTCCCCGCGCTGATATGGGTACGGCTCGCGGAGCCGGGCCTTTATCTCGTATGCGGAGAGGACGAGGGCGAGGGCGTGCTCGTGGGCGGGGAGATATACCACGTCCGGGGGTGCCCTATCCTACCAGGAAAAGAGACCGTAACGCTCGATTACATCGAAGAATAACGGGAGGAAAAAGCGTATGGAGTACGCAGATTTGATTATCGGGGCCGCGTGTACCATCGTCGGCGTTCTCTTGAGCTATGCCGCCTTTGCCCGGAACGCGAAAAAGGACAGCGAGGCCAGCGGCAAAGAGAGCGGGACGGTGCTCACGGAGATAGGGTATATCAAGGGCGGGGTCGACCGTATCGAACGGAAACAGGACGAGCAGGACGAGCGGTATCTCAAAATGGCGGAGCGCGTAACCGCCGTCGAGAGCTCCGCGAAACAGGCTCACAAGCGTATCGACCGCCTCGAGGGGCACGAAAACCGGCAGTTTGGAGAGGGTGCTCACCATGAGTAACGGGAAAAGGGTGGCAAAGACCGACGGAAAATTGAAAAAGGCGGCGGGTGCCGTGTGGAGCTTTGTAAAGGGGTATCTTTCCTTTTCAAAGCTCCTCGTTTTTGCCGTCCTTTTCATCGACTACAAGGCGACTATGGTAACGCTCGACCTCTGCTATATCGCCGTAGCGAACAACTATACCGGGAGCCTCCCGTACCTAACCGCCCTTATCGCCTTTTTACAGGCCGCGACCGCGACCGTGCTCTCGTTCTCGCTTAATAAGAGCAAGGCAGAGAACACGACCGGCGGTATCACATACGAGGCAAATATAAAAAGAGATTGTTAGGAGGTAAAGACGTGAACAAAAACATCGTAAAGCGGCTTGCCGCCCTCTTGAGCGTCAAGAGCATTGTAACGCTCTTGCTCTCCGGGGTATTCGCCTACCTCGCAATTACAGGGAACACGAGCCAAGAGTTTATGACCGTCTACACGGTCGTTATCGCGTTCTATTTCGGAACGCAGACGCAGAAAATCAGCGACGCGGTAGCACAGAGCGAGGAGGGCAAGGAATGAACTTGCACAAGTGCATTTTGACAAGGAACGATTGCTATACCTCCGGGCGGACGATTACGCCGCGCGGCGTTATGGTACATTCGACCGGGGCGAATAATCCGACCCTCCGCCGGTACGTCCAGCCGGACGACGGCCTATTAGGGGACAACAGGTACGACAACGATTGGAATAGGCCGGGAACGGGCGCTTGCGTCCATGCCTTTATCGGCGAGCTCGCCGACGGCTCCGTCGCGACCTATCAGACCTTGCCGTGGAATTGGCGCGGGTGGCACGCCGCCTCCGGCCCGAACGGGAGCGCGAACAACACGCATATTTCTTTTGAGATTTGCGAGGACGGTCTCGACGACCCCGTTTATTTCACAAAGGTCTATAAAGAGGCGGCGGAGCTGACCGCGTACCTTTGCAAGCTGTACGGCCTCGACCCGGAGGCCGACGGGGTAGTTATCTGCCATAGCGAGGGGCACACGCGGGGTATCGCCTCAAATCATGGGGACGTTATGCGCTGGTTCCCCCGGCACGGTAAAAACATGGATGATTTCCGGGCGGAAGTCGCCCGGCTTATCAAAAATCAAAGCGGAAAGGATGAATTGGACATGACAAAAGAGGAGCTCGTTTCTTGCGCTGGTACAGGCGACAACCCATCCGGGTGGGCTCGTGAGCACACGGAGTATTGCAAGCAAAAGGGCATTTTCGCCGGAGACGGAGCGGGTAACTACGGTTGGCAACAGCCGATTACCCGAGAGGCCGTCGCGACCATCGTACACCGCGCTCTTGAGGTCGCGGGGCTTGCCGACAGTATCCCGGACGCATAAGCAGGACACAGAGAACGGGCGGGGGTATAGACCCTCGCCCGTTTTTTCTTTTGCACGCATAACGCAGAAATAACGCACGGCGAGCGATAGGTTATCGCGACCGTGCGTTAAATGCGTGTTATTGCGACAAAATGCTTTTGAAATGCTACTTTTTGAAATAGACCGCAATATCGAGGCCGTAGTTTGCACGCTCCCCGTCGCTATCCTCGTACACAAAGCCGCCGGTAACGTCGTAGGACTCGACCCTCTCGAAACGGTCTATTTGCGAGAGCGCCCGCTTGAGGTCGCCGGTCGAGATACTCCCGACTTGCTCCTCGCCGTAGAACACGCCAACGGCGGGCTTGCCCTCGAAATCATACTTTCGGAGGGAAAAAGAGTACGTCGAGGGCTCCTCACGTTTGATTTCCCGGAGTATCGTTTGACGGCTCCGGCCTCCGGGGTTCTTGAATGTCACGCCGACGACCCGGAATATCTCCCGGTTTAGGGTGGCGCGGTATGCCTCCTCCCGCCGCCGGGACTCCTCCCTCTCGGCCTCTTTCCGGGCTTTCTCCTCGGACTGGAGCCGTGCGGCCTCCGCCGCCTCTTTCTTGAGCTCGTTCTTTTTCCATAGCCGGTATATGAGTACGCAGATACCGACCGGGTAGAATATGACGAGTAAGACGATTTGCCACGTTTTGAGCTTTTTCATTGAGAGCCCCTCCCGTTAAATTGTGCTTTTATATTCCAGCTTGTAAGCCTTAATTACAATATTAACGAGAAAACATGATACAGTCAAGGGGCAAACGAGAGGAGGCGGCGATTTGCGGGTATATGAGTACGAGGGAAAGCGGAACATATCAGGAGAGCGTATCCACCAACGCCGGACGACGCTCCGGCTCTCTCAAGCAGACCTCGCGGCCCGTATGCAAGTTCGCGGCGTGACTATCGAGCGGGAGGCTATCTCCAAAATAGAGACCGGCGACCGTTTCGTTACCGACTATGAGTTTATCATATTCGCGGAGGTTTTAGGCGTGTCTATGGAATGGCTCGCCGGAAAAGAATAGAGGAACAACGACCCCGGCGGGAGTTCCGCCGGGATTTTTTTACTTGCTTATTGACATACTCTCGAGAGTATGTTATTATAAGGCACACAAGAGAGGAGGGAAAATCATGGAGACAGAAAAACGGAAAACGACGACCTCCTCGGAGGTAAAGAGGAGATATAATCAAAAAACGTACGGGGCGGTTACGGCGTATGTCCCTAAAGAAATGGCGGAGGCGTTCAAAGCGAAGTGTGCCGCCGAGGGTATCCCGCAGGCGCAGATTATCAAAAAGGCGATAGAGGAGTTCTTGAGCAGATAGCGCGGCGGGGGCGGGTATCCGCCCCTTTTCCGCACTCACGACACAAAACGGAGGGGGAACTATGGCACGGGCGAAGTATAAGCAACTCGACAGAGACCGGCGGCTCAAAATGGAGGCGCTTTTTCGGGCCGGTCTAAAGCCTCGCGAAATTGCGGAGCAAATCGGGTGCCATATCTCGACCGTGTATAGAGAGTTCCGCCGGGGCGAGTATGAGCACCTAAACAGCGACTACACCACGGAGCGGCGGTACAGCGCAGACAAGGCCGAGGCTCTCCACCAACTCAACGCGACCGCGAAAGGGGCCCCGCTCAAGATAGGGAAAAACTTTGCCGTCGCCGAGTTCATCGAGGGGAAGATAAAGGACGACAAATACTCCCCGGCGGCGGTATGCGCCCTCTTGCGAACGGAGGAGTACGCTCATTTCGGTATCACCTTTTGCCGGGCCACGATTTACAAGTATATCGAGGACGGGAATATCTTCCCGAATATCACGAACAAAGACCTCCCGGAAAAGGGAGAGCGCAAGCGGGAGTATAACAAGGTGCGGGAGAAGAAAGAGCCGCGAGGCCGGAGTATCGAGGAGCGGGAGCCGGAGGTCGACGAGCGGAAAGAGCCGGGACATTGGGAAATGGATAGCGTCCTCGGGAAGAAAGGGACAAAGGCGCGGCTCCTTGTCCTCTCGGAGCGGGTGACGCGGAGCGAGATTATCATAAAAGTACAGGACGGGCGGGCGATTACGGTCGTCCGGGCCCTCGACCGACTCGAGCGGGAGCTCGGAGACCTTTTCCCCGTGATATTCAAGTCGATAACGTGCGACAACGGCTCCGAGTTCGCGAATTGGGCCGGTATTGAGCGTAGCGTATGGAAACGAAAGGGACAGCGGACGACGGTTTATTTCTGCCATCCGTACACCGCCTGCGAACGAGGCACGAATGAGAACATAAACCGAATGATACGCCGCCACTTCCCGAAAGGTACGGATTTCGGGAAAGTGACGGCGGCGGAGGTAAAGCGGGTCGAGCGGTGGATTAACACCTATCCCCGCGAGATTTTAGGCTTTTCGTCCTCCGCTGATATGTTCGCGGAGGCGTTCGGGCGGGCCTCTTGACGTGTTTTATATTTTTTTATAGCTTTTTCGCAAAAAATACTTGACATTCGGGTTCGCGCCGTTTATCATTTATTGCGTAAGAGCTACACAGCTCGAGCGCAATATTTTTTTATCCACAAATGGGATTGGAGGCGTTGAAAATGGCTGGAAATTGTCTGACGCTCGCAGACCGTCGGGAAATCGAGCGTCTCTACGCCGCCGATGAAAAGCCGAGTGTAATTGCGGCGGCGGTCGGCGTGTCGGTCGCCACAATATACCGCGAGCTCAAGCGCGGGGAAACGGGCGGCTTGAATGGGAACTATTGCCCGGCGTACAGCGCGGAGGCGGCGGAGAAAGCTGTCCGGCGCTCCATGAGAAACCGGGGCCGTCGGAAACAGGCCGGATAAAAACCGAAAGGGGATTACTTATACCATGAAATTAGACAGGACTTTTTCAAGAGAGCTCTCCAAGCTTGCAAACGGAGACGGGAGCAGAGAGGCGAAATTTGATTTCTTAACGAAAGCGAGAGCGGCGAGAAAGGCGCTCTCAACGCCGGAAGTCATGAGAGGGGCGTTCGACGACGCGGTAAAAGAGTATGGCAGGGTTGCGGTAGGCGTTTGCCTTGCGGTGACAATTTGGGAACGCCGGGACAGGCTGACCGACCGGGCCGTACAGTGGGCGAGGGCGGTTCTCGAAGTTTGGACGAACAGACCGGCGAATATGCTGACGGTCTACATCGACGACAATATCCACCCGACGAAAATAGAAGTCTATGCAGGTGAGTTTATGAGACTCACCACGGAGGCCGCATAATGAACAATTTCGAGCGGCTCACCCGGAGCCGGGGCACGTTGGGAGCTTTCCTCCGCTCCCTCCCCGTGCTCTCCGGCCCGTGGGACGATGAATTTCACCGGCGGCGGTGCGCTTTTTGTACTCGCGAGAATTGCAACGATTGCCCGAACGAGGCGGAGCGAGGGAGCCCGGAGTGGTGGCTCGGGCTCGAGGCAGAGGAGGCAGACAATGAGCCTTAACGAGAGAATACTCGCAGACCTCCGGCGGACGTACATATCCGCAGTACAAGAAATGACTCTTTTCCCGGAGGGAACGAAAGAGCACAGGCGAGGAGAGAGCCTCGCTATGAGTACCTCGAAAACGGTATTTTCCATATTCGGAAAGAAAGCGGCGGAGGACTTGAGAAAAGAGGGCTTGCGCGAGCGGGAACGGATAAAGGGGGCGGGGCTATGAGCGGAACGACTCGGACGGCCTACCGGCTAAAAGCGAACAAGACGAAACTCTACGCACTCGCCCGGAGTATCTATCCGACAATCGAGACCATGAAAAATACGGAGTTCGTGAAGTATTTCCGTTCGCGGGACTACGCGCTCGATTTTTGGAGCGGGAGTCACTTTCACCACCTTTTCTTAAGCGTATGCGGCGGGAAAGCCCGGCTCGGGGACAGGTGGACAGAGACCGACGAGCGCGGAGAGACCGTCGAGCGGTGGGAGTGCCGCCCTATCGAGCTGGACGAGCTCCGAGAGTTCGGGCTCGTCGAGGAGGTTGCAGAATGAGCGGCCCGGTCTACGGTCGCACTTGCGAGGGGTGCGAGGACGTTATCGCGGAGGCGTGGGCCAAGGGAAAGACCGCGCACAGGTGCAACGCGCCGGGCCCGTGCCGGGGCTATGTGGTGGGACAAGCGTATTTTCTCCCATATATCCCGGCGTGGTGCCCGAAACTGGTAGAGGGAGGCCGTCAAGGTGGATAAAGCGGCATTGTTGAAAAAGATACGCGCCCTCGCGGAGCGCGGGGTCGGCGGCGAGGCAGACAACGCCGAGGAGATACTCCGGCGGCTCATGGAGAAATACGGAGTATCCGAGGACGAGCTCGACGAGGAGGAGCGCCGGAGGCACGATTTCGAGTACCACGGGAAAGAGCAAGAAAAGCTCTTGCGACAGGTCGTTTACAAGGTAACGGGCGGATACGCCTATAACCTTGTTTACAGAGCGAGCGGACGCAAGGTAAAAACAAGGCTCGGTGCGGATTGCACCGCCGCCGAAAAGGTAGAAATCGAGTTCCTTTTCGATTTCTATACCCGATTATGGGAGCGGGAGCGGGACGCGTTCCTATCGGCCTTTATTCAAAAGCACAGGATTTTCACTATCCGGGACGACATAGAGCCGCAAGAGGCCTCGAGAGAAGAACTCTTGAAAATGCAAGCTCTCATGTTGGGAATGAGCGACGAGTCGCCGGTAAGAGCATTACCGGCACAACAATAAAAAGGAGGGTTCCAAATGAAAAAGGTCTATTCAAAGAAACTCGGCGGAGAGGTATTCGCCCTTGCGCCGGAGCAACTCGAGGTTTTCCGAAATGCGGGCTATCAGACCCCGGCCCCAGAGGAGGTTATCGCGGACGCGGGAGAGGCTACGCTCACTCCGCCGGAGGACAAGCGGGCGTATGTGGTGCTCAACCTTAAGTCGGGCGAGTTCGCCGTCCGCGTGCGCTCGTGTACCCTCAAGGGGAGCGAATATAGCGCAGTCGTAGGGGAAATCGTGCAAGCGGGTCTTTTGAAACGCCTCGCGGAACAGGCCGACCCGGACAGACCGAAACCGGCGGCTCCGGCGGCGGGCGCGGCCTCCCCGTTCGTTGCCCTCTTTGCCGAGGCCATCAAAAAGGCGTTTGTCGGCGGGACGGAGGCCACGGGACAGACAGCACCGGCGGATAGCGCCGCCTCTCCTATCGGTGCTATCATTTCCGAGGCTATCAAGAAATCCCTCGGCGGCGCGGCGGCTCCCTCCGCCCCGGCCTCCGCTCCGGCGGGAGCGGTCAATACGGAGGAGGTCGTCGACAAATGAGCGGAGAGGGATACACTCTCGGGACGTGCCGCTATTGCGGACAGGTCGTAAGCCTCGAACGGGAGCGGCCCACGCAAGAGGCGGCGGATATTGCCGCCTCGGAGGAGTGCTCTTGCTATGACGCTCGGGAGGAGCGGGCGATATGCCGGAAAATCGAGAACGCGCAGGACAGGATACAAAAGGTTTTCGGGAGCGAGGCCGAGGAGCTCGGCTTTCGGCCTATCAACGCGCCGGAGCCTATCCAGCTCATGAACGATATAGCCGTCCTTATCGCTCGGGGATACATAACCTCCGCCGTCGTGAACGTCCGGGGACAGTGTAGAGCGAAAATCTCGCTCACCAGTAAAGAGAAAATCAAGGTGGAGCGGAGCGAGACGCGCTCCTATCAGCTTGAGGAATAGGAGGCGGCGGGACATGGTAAAGCTCGGAGACCGCCGTACCGTCCACCCGGCAACGCTGGACGGGCACGAAAAGGGAAAGCCCCGACCGCTCACGGGCACGGTGGTATATATCCACCCGGCGGGCCGGTATTGCGTCCTCGAGTTCGAGGTCGGCACACGCGGCGAGCGGATACGGGAGAGTTTTCAACTTATCGAGGGGGAAATCGCGGAATGAAGAACGAGAAAAGCCGCCCGGCGGAGTACCGGCCTACCGCGAGCGGCCCCATGAAATTATATCTCGTCCGGCATGAGGACGGGCAGGAAATCACGGTAAACGGTCGGAACAGGTACGAGGCCGTGACCGCCGCCGCCCGGAAATGGGGCGTAAGGTGGACAAGCATAGCTCGGGCGTGCGAGTTTATCGAGCTCGCCTCCGAGGACGACGAGGGGGGAACAGCACCATGACCGCAAGAGAACAGCGCCAGCAGAGGCGCAGGGCCCGCGCTATCCGGCGGCGGGTCTCCCGTGTGCTCGCTTTCCTCGCCCTCCTCGCCGCGCTGGTGCTCATTGTAGCCGCCAGAGCGAAAGACAAGACCGGCGAGGCCGTACTCCCGGAGACCGACCCGCTCCCGCTTGCGACAGTAACGACCATAGAAACCGCGCCGCCGGTAACACTGGCTCCCGTGGCGGAGTCGGAGGCCGTCTCCCGGTACGCCGGTATCGAAATCAGCGACGAGGACGTTTATACCCTCGCTTGCCTCGCCTATCACGAGGCGCGGGGCGAGCCGTTCGAGGGACAGGTCGCCGTTATCGAGGTCGCGCTTAATCGGTGCTTGTCCGACTACTTCCCGGATACGGTCGAGGAGGTCGTATTTCAGAAGTACGGCGACGTATGGCAGTTCTCCCCCGCTCCCTACCTCTACACGGCGGAGCCGACGGAGACGCAGTACGAGGCCGTCTATACCGCACTCGCGGCGGAGGAGCCTATCCTCCCTCTCGATACGGTGTACTTTTCCACGGGGCCCTATAACGACAGTATTGTCGCGGTTATAGGAAATCATTACTTTTGCTCAATTTTTTAAGGAGGGTGCAGTTATGAACATCACGCGCAGAGTTACGGAGGCCGTCGATTTCGAGTACATGAAAGCGGCTATCGACGCGGGGAACGGCCCGGAGTTCGTGAGGCCGTTCGACGAGCTCATTATCCCGCTCGAGAACGGGAAAAGCATTACCGCCGTTTGCGGCGGGTATGTGGGCGACCGGCGGGTCCGGTTCGTGCTCAAGGATTGCTTGCCGGAGCTCCACGTCATGAACAAGAGGCCGACCAACGCGGGAGGCTACCTCAATAGCGAGGGGCGGCGGCACGTCCTCGAGGACATTCTCCCGCTTTTCCCGGCATGGCTCCGGGACGCTATGAAACCCCGGAACATGGTCGAGACCATCGACGGCGAGGAGCACACCTACGCCGACACGCTTTGGATACCCTCGGCGACCGACCTTTTCGGCCCCTCTGAGTCGGGGTTTTGGGCCGAGGAGCCGGATAGCGAGCAACTCGATATTTTCAAGACGGAGCGGGGCCGCGTGAAAGAGGTCGAGGGCTACGGGACTTATCCGTGGTGGCTCCGTTCCCCGCGTGCGGGCACCTCCAGCCTTTTCGTGCTTGTGCACACCGACGGCACAGTCACCGACACCACCGCGCACTATTCGCTCGGGTTCGCGCCGGGCTTTGACCTCTAAAATTCGGAATTAAAAACCCTCCCCGGCTCAATGCCGGGGAGGGATACTCGAAAGAGGAGGTAAAGCCCATGATACGACGCAGGAAATCAAAGCTCCCGAAATGGCGGTACGAGTTCGATTGCCGGAAGTGCGACAACATTCGGGAGATACACGACCCGCGCAAGCACAGAGACGGCGATTATTGCGTCCCGTGCATAGAGCGGAACGACGCGGGCCTCCCGAGTCCTATCCGGGCATACGAGAAAGAGCGTGTCCTCCGTTGCGAGTGCTTTACTCCCATCCCGGAGGACGGAGAGGAGGGCAAGGTATGAGCCTATGCAGAGGGTGCGGGGCCTCTATCGAGTGGATACGCACGACGGCGGGCCGCTCCATGCCGATAGACCCGGAGCCGGTTTTCATCGTCGAGGAGGACGGAGGACGCGAGCGGTTTATCACGGACGAGGGCGAGGTCGTCGCCGGGCGGCGGGCCTTGCCAGAGGAGGAGGGCCCGGCGTGCGCCGTGGGCTTTGTGCCTCATTGGAAAACGTGCCCGGCGGCGGACAGATTTCGGAGGAGGTAAGGGTATGGAAATCGAGAGGGCGTTCGAGATACTCGACCCGCTCCACCGGGAGCACTACGAGAGTATCGAGCCGGTAAATGAGGCGTGCAGATTGGCGCGGGTGGCGCTCTATAAACAAATGAAAGGGAAACCGTACCCGGACGGAGACCGAGGTATCGTAGCTTGCCCGAATTGTAAGAGCGGAGAGTACCTATACAATGAGGACGGAAACAGAAACGAGTATTGCGGTCAATGCGGAAAGCGCATTGATTGGGAGTAAAAAGAAAGCCTCCGACGCTTGAGCGAGCGTCGGAGGCGTAACCGCCCCGAAAGGTGATTACTTATACCTATATTATATTACCACACTCCGGGGGCGGTGGCAAGGGCGAAAAAGAAAAGCGCGAGGGCGCTTATTCGGGCTCGTATGGAATATTAACGAGCCGACCATACAGGCCACGGAGGGAAAGGCTATGCGGACAGTCTATCGGGAAAAGCGGTATTATTGCGGGGAATACCTCGACGTGTTCATTTTCCCGGTTTATAGCTCGGGAAAGCGGGGCTCTCGGGGCCGGAAAGGAAAGCCGACCTCCGCCGCGCAAAAGAAACTCAATCAGCGGCACAGGGAGGAAAAGCTCGTCCGGCTCCTCCATGCCAACTTTACGCCGGAGGATTTAGAATTGCACTTGACGTATGCGGAACAGCCGGAGGACGACGAGGCCGCGAAACGGGAACTCGCGAATTTCCTCCGCCGGGTGCGCCGGTATCGGAAAAAGAACGGCCTCCCGCCGCTGAAATATATCGCCGTCACAGAGCGCGGGAAACGGGGCGGTCGCTATCACCACCATGTCACGATAAACGGGGGTATCGACCGGGACGTTTTAGAAAGCCTTTGGGGGCTCGGCTATGCTAACTCCCGCCGCTTGCAGTTCACGGAGAACGGCCTCGCCGGTCTCGGAAATTACATCGTGAAAAGCCCGGTCGGGGGCAAGGCGTGGAACGCCTCGAAAAACCTCGTCGACCCGGAGCCGAGGACGCGGGACGGGCATATCTCCTCCCGCCGCGCTCGGGAGCTTTCGCAAGACACGACGGACAGCGCGGAGTATGAAAAGCTCTATCCGGGGTATTTTCTCTCGGAGGCCGGGGCTTTCCACAATGACGTAAACGGAGGATATTACATAATCGCGAGATACTACCGCAAAGACGGGGTATTTATCAAACCAAAACGGAAACGGAGGGCTCGAAAATGAAACTCAACGAATACGCGCAGGCGGTGCATGAGAACGCGGTCGCGCACGGCTGGTACGACGACGGTATCGAGTTCCCGGAAGTCGCCGCGCTCATTCACTCGGAGATTTCCGAGGCGCTCGCGGAGTACCGGGAGGGAAACCCGCTCATTTACGGGTGTTGTGGGATACCGGGCGCGGTATGCGAGCACGCGGAGGAGTGCGACAAGCCGGAAAACGAGCGCACTTGCAAGCCGGAGGGCCTCGCCGTGGAGCTTTGCGACGCTATCATGAGGATTTTAGACTATCTCGCGTATATGAAAGTCGACGTGGAGGCGGTGCTCGAGGCAAAGCACGCCTACAACCTCGGGAGACCGTATCGGCATGGAGGGAAAAAGGCATGATAAACTATTTCGACGCGGCGGAGAAAACGCTCCGCTCGCGAGGCGTGCTCGAAACGGCTCTCGAAAACCTCGAGCGGCGGCGGGAGCGGATTATCGCACAAAGCGGCCCGGCGGGGTATCCGTCGCCGGACTTCTCGAAACCCTATGCAAGCGTCGGCGCGGTGAACGACGCTCTTTCGGCGTGCCTTGAGCTCGCGGAGGTTACGCGGGAGATAGAGCGCACGGAGGAGGCTATCGGGGAGATAGACCGGGTTATCGGACAGCTCGAGCCGGAGGAGCGGGAGATTATCCGCCTATGGTACATCGAGCGCAAGAGCAAAGAGGAGATAGCCGGGGCCGTGAGCTACGCCTCGACCCGGAGCGTCTACGACTTGCGTAATACCGCCGTCGCTCGCTTTGCCTTGCTCTATTTCGGGGCGGCGGCTCTCCCGTCTGTATAGCGTATTCGCGCGTATTATCGCGAACTAAAAAAAGAGTACATGGAAACTTGCATTTTTACCGTGGTATCATGTACCCGTAAAGAGAGGCGGAACACAACCCTCGCCGCCGTGCGCCCTACATGGAGAGAGCCCGTAGTACACGAGTGAGCTCAATCCGTGCGGGGCGTTCTCTTTGCGCGCATGGAGGGACAGAGTATGCGGGCATTTGCAAAGGCTTTCTACGAGTCTCCGGCATGGCGCAGGACGCGGGCCTATATCCTCAAGCGGGACGCGGGCCTATGCGTGCGGTGCGGTGCGCCGGGGGTTATCGTACACCATAAGCGGGAGCTCACGCCGCAGAACATAGACGACCCTATGATTTCTCTCAACGCGGACAACCTCGAGACGCTTTGCCGCGCGTGCCACGCGATAGCGCACGGAGCAAAGCCGCCGCTCGCGGAGGGGCTCGCGTTCGATGAATACGGGAACGTCGTCGAGGCGGGGCTCATGCCGAAACCGGCGGTCGACGATGACGAATTTTATTAGACCTCCCCCCGGTCTCCTCGAAAAATACCCGCCGCTCGTAACCGCGCCTCAACCCTGTTTAGAACCGCCCCGGTCGCGCACATAAGGGGGGGTCAAGCCGGGAGGGGCGGCAGAAAAGGAGGCTCCGAAATGGCAAAAGTTAGCAAGAAATACGAGGACATGACGGTCGAAGAAAAGACAAAAAAAGTCGAGCGCCGTATAAAGGTATTATTCCGGGAAATCCCGAAAGAAAAACGGCAGTTCGTCGACGCGCTGATTTACCAGTTTTCCGTGACGACCGTAACGCTCGAGCGGCTCGTCGAGGAGCTCAATAACGGGGCCATTTTGGAGGATTTCACACAAGGAAAACAGCAGTTCCGCCGCGAAAATCCCGCCTTGAAGTCGTATAACACGACGATAAAATCCTTTACCGCGCTCACAAATCAGCTTATCGGACTCCTCCCGGAGCCGGAGAAAAAGAGCGCCGGAGACGAGCTCATGAGCTTTATCACAAAGCCGAAAGGGACGGGTAAGCCGTGAACTACGTCCGCGAGTATTGGCGGAAAATCGAGAGCGGCGAAATCGTCACGAGCCGCCGGGTAAAGGCGGTTTACGGGCGGCTCATGGCGGAAATGGACTCCCCCGCCGCCGACTCCCCGTATTATTTCGACGAGGAGACCGGCGAGCGCCCGATTATCTTCATCGAGCGGTTTTGCAAACAGTCACAAGGCACGCTCGGGGCCCCTCTACGCCTCGAGCTTTTCCAAAAGGCATTTATACAAACTCTTTTCGGGTGGCTCTTGAAAGAGACCGGGTATCGGCGCTTTCGAGAGACGCTCTTTTTGGTGGGCCGGAAAAACGGCAAGTCGACCCTCCTCGCGGCGCTCGCGCTCTATATGCTCGTCGCCGACTACGAGGGCGCGGCGGAGATATACTCCGTCGCCACGAAGAAAGACCAAGCCCGGAAAACGCTCACCGAGGCCGTGAACATGGTCAAGCAGAGCCCGGAGCTCCGGGCCATCATCAAGAAACGCCGGAACGATATTTACTTTCCGGCGACGGCCTCCACATTCGAGGCGCTCGCCTCGGACTCGAATACCCTCGACGGCCTCAACTCGCACGCTGTCATTATCGACGAGCTCCACGCGATACGAGACCGCAACCTCTACGAAGTCATGAAACAGTCGACGAGCTCGCGGCGGCAACCCCTCGTTATCATGATTACCACGAGCGGGACGGTGCGCGAGTCCGTTTTCGACAACCTGTACGGCCTCGCGTGCGACATAGCCGACGGCAAGGTAACGGAGGACACTTTCCTACCCGTGCTCTACGAGCTGGACGCGCGGGCCGAGTGGACAGACCCGCAGGCGTGGATAAAGGCAAACCCCGGCCTCGGGACGATTAAGCAGTACGCGACCCTCGCGGCCTTTGTGGAGCGGGCGAAGAAAAACCCGGAGGACTTGCCGGGCGTGCTTTGCAAGGATTTCAACGTCCCGGAGACCTCCGCGTCGGTGTGGCTCTCGTTCGAGGACATAAAGAACGACGCGACCTTTACCATGCAGGACGTATATAACACCTACGCTATCGGCGGGTGCGACCTCTCCGCGACGACCGACCTAACGTGCGCGACGCTCCTCATTCGCCGGAGCCGAGAGGACGAGACCGTCTACGTTTTACAGCACTATTTCATACCGCAAAAGCGGATAGACCAACTCGACGAGCACAACTCGCAAGAGGCCCCGTACAAGATATGGGCGGAGCGGGAACTCCTCACGATATGCGACGGGGCCCGCGTCGACTATTCGGCGGTGACGGCGTGGTTTTGCCAAATGCGGGACGAGTTCAAGATAGACGCTTTCGCGGTGGGATACGACCGCGCCCTCGCCGGGTATTGGGTCAACGAAATGAAAGCAAACGGCTTTGATATGCGGGCGGTCGCGCAGGGGCCTTTTACATGGTCTCAACCAATGCGGGAAATGGGCGCGGCCTTTGCCGACAAAAAGGTCAACTACAACCGAAATCCCGTGCTCGTGTGGTGCCTCTCAAATACAGCGGTCAAAAAGAGCGGGGTAAACAACATACAGCCGGTCAAGGTCTCGGACAGGCGCAGGATTGACGGCGCGGTATCTCTCCTCAATGCGTGGGTTATCTACGTCCGGGATAACGAGGACTATATGTATCTTGTGGGGTGACAGCATGAGAGAAAAACGAAGTCTTTTCGAGACGATTTTCGGGAAAAAGCGGGACGACAACAAGAATTACTCGGCCTATAAGCTCTTGAGCTCGTGGGAGTCGACCTTTATACCCTATTCGGGAAACGCATGGGATATAAATACCGTGCGCTCGGCGGTGGACGCTTTCGCCCGGCGGGTATCCACGGCACAGCCCCGGCACGTCCGGCAGACGGAGGAGACCACGACGGCGGTACACGACTATTTAGACCGGGTATTACAGTTCCGGCCTAACAGGTATATGACCGCCTCCGAGTTTTACTACAAGCTCGCGGCTCAATACAAGGTCTATAACAACGCGATAGCGTACCCGATATTCGACTCGGCAAACCGGCTCGTCGAGATTTACCCTATCAACGCGCAGTATTTCGAGCTCCTCGAGTACATGGGCGTTATGTATTGCCGGTTCCGTTTCGCGACCGGCTCCTCGTACATCTGCGAGTATTCCCGGCTTATCCATATCC